TGGCAGCAGACGCCGCCAGCAGGCCACCCGTGTAGGTCGTGACGAGCCCGGCAACCGCTGGGGCGTTGCTGGGGTTGCCGCTCCACGCAGCCTCTTCCACGGCGTTGCTGAGCGTCAGGGCGAGCTCGGCAGCGATCCAGTCGGCAATCGACACGATGGAGTCCTGCAGGAGCTCCGACGCGATGACCACCGCGCCCGTGACCTTCTTCGCAGTCAGGGTGACCTGATTGGAAGTCGGGTCGCTGGCAGTGATGGCAGCGTTCTCAGAAACCCAATAGCCGGTGGTTCCGGCGGTTCTGCGAGGAAAGAGCAGCACATCGCTCGGCATCACCACGTTGGTGGCGTTCTGAGCAAACGCGGAATACTGATCCACCAATCGCACGACGACAGATGACAGGATATCAGGCACGAAACTCGATCCAGTCGTAGCGCCGGTCGAGCCCTGAGCACGAGCCTCAACGCCGTGGTCCTGGCACCACCGCTTCGCGTCAGCGTCGCCGCTCTTGGCCTTGAACCACATGCCAACCGAGTAGGCGTCCTTGGCGTTCTCAAACGCACGAAGCCGGCCCGAGAACGGCACCGCCTCAACGCGGACCTTCTCGCTGCGCTCTTCGGTCACTTCGGGGGCCGGCGTGCAGCGGTCAACCACGCTGCGGAGATTCTTGGCCGACTCAGCCACCGACTTCTCAAAGTCGATCCGCTTGGCCAGCTTGCCGGCCTCGGTGTTCATCGCCTCGAGCTCAAGATCGCGCTCGGCAATCTTGTCGGCATCGGTGCTCTCGATCGCACGCACGGCGTCGATACGGTTGGCGAGGTTAACGGCCTCGTCCTGCAGCTTCTTGAGGTTGTCCACGTGGTATATCTCCGCCGGCGGTATTGCCGATGGATTCCACTGTGCCTCTAGCGTGCCGCCCTCTTGCAGTAGCGGACTTCGGAAAGTGTTGTTTTCACAAACACAACACCGCGAGCGCCGCACCTAGGGCAACGCATGTAACGCTGCCTCTCTTCGCCGCATGCACGGCTTGAGCGCGTCCGCAACTTCTCGCCGCAGGTGCAGCGGGCCTCAGACATTCTTCAGCCTTAAGGTGGCAGCCCAGGCGGCGGCGACGCCCCGCAAGGCCGAACGCGAACTAACCGCCCGAACTGCCGGCTCTTCGGCGGACTGCGATGCAATCCATGCCTTGTAGGAACGCATGGCGACGCTGGCAGACGTTGACGGGTAAGCAGGCGTGAGCACTGGGCCAACGTCATACAGCCCGCTCACTTCGCGGATCTGGCGGATGGCTTGGCCACCGTCGCCAGTTCGAAACGCTTCCCCGTCCTTGCCAACCGTGAACGCGAATGAACTGCCAGCCACGTCCTTTCTGGCGATCAGCTCCAGAACGTCGGCACGGCTCACGGGTGGAGTGACCACGTACCGCAGCCCCTTGCTGTCGCTCGTGAGTTCCAGCGTTCCGCTCGAGGTGCGACCGAGCACGATGTTGCTGTCATGGTTGAACAGGGCCACCACGTCCTGCTTGCCACGCTGGCGGCTCAGCACCTTGTCAAAAGCACCCGGCAGGATTTCTTCCTTGAACCCGCCTAGGTCAAGGCTCATGCGGTTGTAGACAGCGGCATAGCCGATGATGGCTGCCCGGCCGTCAGCACGCTGCTCAACGATGAGCTCGTCAGTCTCGTCAAATGCGAAGTCGCGGCGCTCAAGTTCCATTCGTCGGCACCTCCTGGGCGGTAGTCGTGTCTTCGGCATCGTCTTCTGGCGTTCCGTCCGCTGGCTCGCCCGGCGTGTCCTGCGGCATCGGCTGCTGATCTTGCGGCTGTGGCTCGCCCGCCTTTTCCAGCGTGGTCATATTCAACTGGATGAAATGCTGGTCGCCCTCTGGCCCGATTGGATTTAGGTTCTCTAGCTCTCTCACTTCGTTCACCGTCATCCAGCCGTTCTGGAGCGCCGATACGAAATACGCTGACCGGCTCGCGTGGTCGCCGCGAAGCAGGCCGCTCACGCTGTGCTCAGCGAAATACTTTTCATCATCAACGATGAGGTCACGGCTGATGGCTGCTTCCCACCGCTTCAAGTGCGGGAGTAGGCAATGCTGCACAAACTCCGTCCCCTGAACTTCGATGTTGTTAAACGTGCTGCGGTCCAGCTGCTGAATCAGATGGGGCGGCACATGGAAGATTCGGCAGCACTCATAAACAGCGAAGGCCCGGCTCTCCAACATCTGAGCAGCCTCGTTGCTGCTGCTTAGCTCTTTGGCCGTAATGCCCGCAGGCAAAACGGCAGTTCTGAAAGCTCGGTCGCTGCCTCGGTGCATTCGCTCCCAACTCTCACGCAGTCGCTCGGCCGCGTCTGTGGGAATCGGGTTGCTGCTTTCAAGGATCACGCCAGGGCGTGCCCCGTTGCCAAAGTACGTAGCGGCGTGCGCCTCAAGAGCCTGCGAAAGGCCGAGCACATTCTGAAAGAGCTTGTAGGTAGGAATCGGCTTGATGCCGTCTTCGGTCGTGAATCGCAGGGCGAAGATCTGCTCCTGGCTGTAGATCGTCTGCTGGCCACTCGGCTCGCGGTAGCGATACCGCAGCGTGCCGTCAGTCAGCCGCTCAGCCTCCATGCGGCTGGAGTGCAGCGGCCACAGTTCTGACACGGCACCTCGAGCACCTGGGCGAATCTCGGCGTAGCTCGCACCGTAATGCAGGTACATCCCGGTCATCCAATCGCGGAACTCTTGGGCCGTCTGCCAGGGATTCGGCTGCTGGTGGAGCAGGCGATACACCGGGTGGCTCGTGGCCTTCTGTTTCCCGCCGTTGGCCATCCGCTCGTAGATGTGCAGCGGCAGGGCTGATACCGCATCCGATATGACACGGATGCAGGCCGTGTAGGCCGAGCACGCCATTGAGTTGTCAGCGTTGACGCGGATGCCGGAAGGCGTGCGGCTGGAACTCACTTCGGGCCAGTCGATGCCACGCAGGTCGAACATCTTGAAGTCAGCGGCTGCGTTTTCGCTCATAGCGTCATCATGTCCCAGGACTGTTCTGGCGTGGCTGCGGTTGCCTTCTGCCACAGCCCGATGGCCATGACTAGCGACACGATGCCGTCTATGCGTTCTGTGCTCTTGGCCTTGCTTGGCTTAATGTTTCCGGCTGCGGAATCCTGCTGAATGGCCACGTTGGAAGCCTGCCACGACAGCACTGGGTGCCCACCGTGTATCAGTTTTCCAGACACGCACCAGTTTTCGAGTTGCTTCGAGGGCGCGGATAAAGATCCATAGCCCTGTCGAAAGTCTGACATGGGAAGCCCGTCGCCTTGCAGTTGTTGGCCGAGTTGCGCGGAGTTCCACGGGTCCAGGCCGATGCCGCAGACCTTGTACTTACTGGCTATGGCATTGATGTCTGAACGCACCTGATCAAAGTCGGTGACGTTGCCATCAGTCATGTTCAGATACCCCTGCCGATGCCACGTCAGGTATGGCACTTTGTCGCGTCGCTCTCGCTGGTGGGCGTTGTCGCTCGGTATCCAGAAGTGCGGCTCTATCCAAAACGTGCCGTCATCGAGCGGGAAGAGCAGCACCAGGGCTGTGGTGTCAAAAGTGGTGGCCAAGTCCAGCCCGGCCCAGCACTCGCGGCCAGCAAGATCCACAGGACAGGGCTTGTCGCCCTGCTGCCAGTGATCCATTCGCAGCCACCTCGTGCTCTGCTCTGTCCACTGGTTCAAGTACAGCTGCCGGAAAGTGTTCTCGTACGTTGGCATCTCAACCGCTCGAGCACATTCGCTTCGCAGGAAGTCGAGTCGCACCGAGACGCCTAGGTTGGGGTTGGCACGCTCCCACGTTTTTTCGTCCTTCCAATCGGCCTCAATCGGAGCGGCATAGATGGCCGGCAGGAATGACTCGTCTTTCACGGTTCCAGCGGCCACAGCCTCAGCGTATTTCCAGATTTCCCAGCAGACGCTCTTGCGGTCAAAGCCCGCCGTCGTGAGCGCCACCGTGAGCGGTTGACGCCGAGCGCCCTGGCTGCTGAGCATGACTTCCCACATCTCGCGGTTAGAAACGTGGAGCTCGTCAAAGATGACGCCGTGAGCGGAGAGCCCATGTTGAATACCGGCCTCCGCACTCAACGCCTTGTAGGTGCCGTGCGTCGCCTCTCGCACGATCGCGTTGCGGTACACCTTGAGGTGCTGACGCAGCACCGGCGACTGCTCGACGTAGACGCGGGCCATGTCAAAAACGAGCCGGGCCTGATCGCGTGAGGCTGCGCAGGAATAGACTTCACAGCCGGGCTCGTTCTCCATCAGCAGCTTGAGCGCAATGCCCGCGCATAAACTGCTCTTTCCGTTTTTGCGCGGAATCGCCAGCAGGCTGGTGCGGACTTTTCGCACGTCGCCCTCAGTGGCGAAGAGCTTTCGCACGTAGTCCTGCTGCCACGGCTCAAGCGTAAACGGCTTGCCGCCGAGCTCGCCCTTGG